CTACGTGGAGAATCCGATTGGTGCGTTGTCACGGTTATGGCGCAAGCCGGATCACAAGTTCGACCCGTGTGATTTTGGAGGTTACTTGCCGGAGGACGACGTGCATCCGCGTTGGCCTGATGTGATTCCCCCGCGTGACGGTTACCGGAAGAAGACTTGTCTTTGGACCGGCGGCGGTTTTCGTATGCCCACGAAGCGTCGTGTCGATCATTTGACACTTGTCTATGACCGCGCTGATCCGACGAAGAACGGAAACTTCTCACCTGTGGCTGGCAAGACGGGTGGCAAGTCTCTTCGGACCAAGAACATTCGCAGTGCGACCCCGCGCGGGTTTGCGAGGTCGGTGTGTTTGGAGCATGTATCTAACTTTTTGGGAGAAACCAATGTACGAGCTTAACCAGCGCGTGATTGCAATAATCGACGGTAACGAAAAGGTCGCCACAATTGTTGGTCGCACATTTCAAGACAACCCGCGCTATGATGTGATGTTGAGCGACGGAAGCCATGATATTGCAACAAATCTTAGTTCAAAGATGATTAAGGATTTAGACATATGATTTGTAACGAGTGCCACGGTGATGGCTACATTCCTATTGACGTGTCTGACAGCGGAACGGGGTCGGTGTACGACGACTGCCCGAGTTGCAACAGCCAAGGTGAGATCGATGAAAAATCTATGGAAACGCGTGAAGCAAAAGAAGAACTGGGAAAGTAGGATGGGACCCCAATATTTTTGGATGATTGTGTTGGGAAGCGTTATTTCGGCCGTGGGCATGGCCATGGGTATCTGGTGACTTTAACAACGGTTGATCTGTTTGCCGGAATAGGTGGATTTGCTCGGGGCCTCGAGGCGACTGGGCATTTCCGCACAACCTGTTTCGTGGAGCAGGATCCATTTTGCCAAGCGGTGTTGAATCATCACTGGCCCGACGTACCCATATTGGATGACATAAGAAATGCCCGACGATCCGATTTCCCCGACGCCCGACCCGACCTTGTTTGCGGAGGGTTCCCTTGCCAGCCATTTTCCCAAGCCGGAAGACAGCTTGCCCAAGACGACCCCCGCCATCTCTGGCCAGAAATGCTTAGAGTTATCCGGGAACTCCGGCCCACTTGGGTTGTTGGAGAAAACGTTGTTGGGCTCATCAAACTGGGCTTGGACGAAGTACTCACTGACTTGGAAGGCGAAGGCTACGCCACAAGGACGTTTAATATTCCAGCTTGCGCGACAGGCGCCCCGCACCTCAGACAGCGCGTCTGGGTTGTTGCACACTCCGACAGCCAAAGCGAACCAGATGGCACCTTCGATGGCAACGCGGGACAGCGGCAGTTGGGGTTTGGGTTTGGGGGGAGCGAAGCCGCACCACATGATACCGACCCCGACGACCATGGATCACATCGAGCGACAGAACACGAACCTGACGCCCAGCACGGGCAAGCTCAACTACGAGACGAACAAGTCCGTGAGCTTGGATCGGTGGGTCAGGATGTGGCCGACCCCGGTCACATCGACCGGCGGCGGGGAACGGAGCGGCGACAGAGCGGGAACGGGAAGTCTGAATTACATGGCGAGGAGTGGCCAGCTAACCGACCAGAAGAGTGGTGGGAGTTTGAACCCGCAGTGGGTCGCTTGGTTGATGGGCTACCCAACCGAGTATCTCAACTCCGTGCGTTGGGAAACAGCATCGTCCCGCAGATCGCGCAAGAAATCGGACAAGCAATAGCCGGTACTTACATTAATCAAACGAAAGGAGAATAATTGTGGAAGTAGGAGATTTAGTTTACAGCGACAACGGTCGCCACTGGCGTCTTATCCAACATATGGGTCAGGGGTTTTGGATGGCGCATACTATGACAGATGAGGCTACGCACATTCGAGGAATCAGTCCGCCGCTTCATATTATTAGCGAGAAATATTTAAAGGAATCCCCGCTTAATCAGGTCGAGGTATGAAGAGAAAATTTAACTGCCCTCGTTGCTTGAAGGAAAGCGTGGGCCGCGAGTATCATCAAGAATGTTTTGAGCAGCTTTATCGAGAGCAGCAAATCGTGTCGGCTCATATGAAAAAGCAGCGGGAGGACAAGAAAAGAAAAAAGCAGTCCAGTATAATGTCAATTGCTTTGCAAGACGGTAGAGCAAATGCTCGATCACGAGGGATAAAACCTGAGAATTACAACGAGCTAGAAGATGCCGAGGAATCTTGGACAAGGCTTCTTGGTGGTCGCACCTTTAATTAGAAACATAGAAAGGAACACAACTCATGCTCTTTAAGATTATTAATTGGCTAGGACGTTCACCCGAAGTTTTGCCTCCAGTGAAATATCTAGGATCGATCCAGCGCGGCAAAGGGTCAAATTTAAAGCCTATTCCGAAATGGACCCATGCCGGTAAGAAAGGCAAAACAGTCTATTGCCCGAAGTGCTTTCAAGGCACCCACGTTAAACACTTTGGTTGGTCTTCTCGGGTCTGCCCAAAATGCAGAAAAGCTAGCAAAAAGTACGATTGGCTTCTTGAAGAAAAGGCGGGGGGTAAGTAAGTGGCTAAAAAGACAACAATGAACCATGAAGGGCGGACGAGAGCCCGACGCCGCAACAACGCTTATCCCTTGAACCTTCGCAAGAAGTTGGGTCCAAGATCCTGTCACCAGGGTTCGTGTAAGAAGCGCCGTGGTCAGGGGTGATCGATTGGTTGCTTGATGGCATCTAAATCGTAGCCCATGGCCCTGAGAAGTATCTCAACCTTATAAATAGAGGGTTGTCCGATCTTCTCCATTTCATAGTTCTCAATAGTGCTGGGCGCAATGCCTGACGCCTTAGAAAGTTGAGTCCGGGTAAGACCGGACTCCTTTCTGATGTCGTACAATATAACCGACCATTGTGGAGACAATCGTTCCAATTTAGTTGGGCTTTGCCGTGCTTTGGTCCCAATCACTCAGAATGTCTTCAAAGCTGGAATCCAAATCATCCGTTTCTGCCAGCACTTCTAATGTTGAGGTTAGAAGACGAGACATTAGATGCACAGCTGACAAGAAACCTTCTTCTTTCTCTGCTGCTTCAAGTGCTATACGGAACAGAACAACGGATTTACCCTGAGAAGGTAGGCTGTCGGCCTCACTGACGAGTTCATTCACGTTGCGATAGAAATTATCAAAGGCGTTCTCGCGTGTTTCGTCGGTCATGCTTTTACTCCAACATTAAGAAGGGCCAAGACTTCGGCGTCACTGGGGTTATTCTCCGTGGCTTGCACCAGGAAAGCAATCTGCTGTGCTGGCGAACGGTGGTTTTTGTCAGCCATTTTCCAGAGCTTCTCCCATGTCGGGATAGGCACGGCAACGGACTTATACTTCTTGATATCAGGCATCTGTAATCTCCTTTAAATGGTAAGACTTGTCGGGCTACCTTCTAGATGTAGTCCCAAGTCTTCCGGTTAATTATGGCACTCAGGTTTCCCTTTGACACAGGGAAGATTTCTTGAATTTCCGCGTAGGACTTTCCTCTGTCTCGCAAAGCCCTAATCTTTAATACCTGTTCTTCGGTAAGACTCCTTCGACCCTTTCTGTGCCGACCGTGTCTAACTTTGTCTGCGGTGTTTTCTGCCGCAGTCGCCCACCGCAGGTTACTGTAATGGTTGTTACCAGGGTCCCCGTCCCAGTGAGCGCACTGGTGGGACGGAGACGGGGGAGGCCCTACAAAAGCAATCAACACCTCGCGGTGGGAAGTGACAGTAGTAGCCTTCCCCCCAACCCAAATCTTGTATTGCCTGTATCCGCCTTTTTGTTTTACGGACCCCTTGAGGGCCGTTCCCGCGACCCTGTTCGATCTATTCACCAGCAACCGCAGGTCACCCTGTTCGGACACCTCGTAAAAAGGAACACTGGCGGGGCGCCATTCCATCACAGCTTCACCGGCATCACGAGATGCTACAAGGATCGAATCGTACTTTCTTTGTAGCTCACCAATAACATCACCCAAAAAATCCAGATAGTACACGAAGTCTGAATACCCATCCGGATCCTTTACGGCCTGTTTCCATTCGTCCAGTTTCTTACGAGTTGTAGGCGAAGGACGCGCTTCTCCAGCTACGTCATGCCAAGTGAATGTTAGACTTTCTGTCATCTCAACCACTCCTTTAGTTCTTCTCCCATCACTACACTGGCGATGTCCATTTTATCGCGGAGAGCTTTGACGATCTGTTCGTCAATGGTCCCTTCGGCAATTAGATCTATGTATGTGACGTGTTTGGTCTGGCCAATGCGATGCGCCCGGTCTTCGGACTGCATCCGCACGGCTAGGTCAAAGCTGTTGGCAAAGTAGATAACTGTCGTTGCAGCGGTAAGCGTGATCCCGTAACCGCCCGTCTGCGGATTGCCGATAAAGAACCTAGCGTCACCATTCTGAAAACGCTCAATGGCCTCTGTTCGCTCGTCATCCGTTGTGTCACCGAAGTAGGTAACCGTGGACCCTGGTCCGTATTTCTTGATCAGCGCGGCAGCGATACGTTTGATGTCGTATCTAAACCGTGACCAGATGATAGCTTTGCCTTCGGATTCTTCAAGACATCCAATGAGCTCATCGAGCCGGTTGTCCTTGATCTCGATAGTTTCTCCACTGTCGGCTTTTGTGTGCCCGGACAGCACCTGCTGCATCCGCAGAAGCTGGGTCATGACGTTGGTTGCGGTCATAAACTCCGCATCTTCGATGTGCGCGAGGGCATACTTCTTTAAATCGTTATAGATCCGCTCTTGGTCTGTTGACAAAGCAACGTTTCTCTGAATGTAAATCTTACTGGGCAGGTCTAGGCAGTCATCTTTCATGACACGCGAGGAAAAGTTCTTCAAAAGACCAGAAAGTTCCTCGAGGTTACGATATCCGACGATTTGATTAAATGAGTGGGCGCCCATCGTGCGCTTATTCATGACGGCGTAGCGATATTGGAACTGAAAGAAGTTGTTGCCGCATTCTCCCAACAAGGTTTCATCCATAAACCGGCATTGCGACCACAGGTCCATTGGTGATTGCGTCACCGGAAAGCCCGTTAGGATTCTTTTGTACTTGGCCAGCGAGGACAGCTTCAACAAAGCCTTGGTCCGTGAAGCCTTGGGAGATTTTATTGCAGTGGATTCATCGATTGCCAGCAGGGTGTTGGAGGCCTTCAACACAGCTTCAAGAAACCTTTGACCCTTCTGCGTGCTGAACGCTTCGACGTTCATGACGAGGATGCGGAAGCCGGTTGCGGGTCGCGTGAGGCTAAGTAGCTCTTCTTTGACCGCCTTGGTCGGGCTTGGTCGCCAAACAGACGTGGTGGAGCCTTCTAGCACCCTATCAGGCATGTGAGCCGGTATCTCAATGTTGGCCCAGTTTCGGTAAACGCCTTTGGGGGCCACAACTATAAACGTGTCAATCTCGCCTCGCTCGTATAACATCGAGGCGGTATCAATGCAGACCTTTGACTTGCCGGTCCCCATCTCCATAAAGAACCCCCAGTTTTCCTTATCCCAGGAAACTTTGAGAACTTGATCTTGGTGCTGGTACGGTTTTGTTTTATAGACGTAATCAAACATGCCCTTGAGTAACATCCCATGATTGCACTTGCAAGGCGGAATTTAATAGACTAAGGTTAAGTTCAGAAAGCGAGAGTCAAATGCAAAGTCGCGTATTTATCACCCAAGAAAACCCCCGTGTTAATGTTCTCCCCGCCATTAAATTTGGCGAAATTGAGACCTTAGCGGGACCCTTCGATCAGGTTCATATTAACCCCGGACGCACCGTTTCTCAGATACGGCGCAAGCTTCGTGGTTTTTGTGACGACGATTGGCTGTTGGCCATGGGTGATCCTGCGATAATTGGTATTGCATTTGCTATCGCTGCTGAACTGAACCACGGCCGGGTAAAGCTTTTGAAGTGGGATAGGATGGAGAAGACCTATTATCCTGTGAAGATATCTTTGCGTCCCGGCGGTATTGAAAACCTTAACCCTGACGAGGAGATACGTTAATGAGCGACACAGACTTGTGGAACACGATTACCGCAGACGCCGAGGCCTTCGACGGCTTGACGACTGAGAACGGTAAAGAACTTTCTGGATTGATCCGAACTGTCGGTTCTGTTGAGAAAGAACTAAAGATGGCCGAAGAAGCCGTTAAGGATCTGAAGCGTAAGCGAGATCGCTACCTTCACGATCTCATCCCAGCAAAAATGCAGGAGACAGGGATGGACAAGGTTGAAGTTGATGGCAACACCGTCAGCCTTCAGACCTTTATTACTGGCACGATGCCGAAAGACCCCCTTCAACGTGACATCGCTTTCGCTCACTTGCGCGAGATCGGTGCGTCAGACTTCATTAAGAATGAGGTTAGCGTTTCGTTTGGTGTGTCGGAGGACAATCGGGCTAGGGCGATGCAAGCCGATTTAGAGGGCCAAGGTTTTGAGACGGCTTCTAAGACTTGGGTCGAACCTATGACGTTAAAGAAACTCATTCGAGAGCGTGTGGAGAACAAACAGGAAATCGATCTAGAGATTTTCAGGGCACACATTGGAACAATAGCAAAAATCAAAGGAACATGAACCATGGCTAAATTACCAGCAGGACTAGCAGAAGCGTTTGAGGCAGATTCAGGTGTTGGATTTGAGGAGGTAACATCTTCGGATTTACAGATACCTTTTCTGCGGATCATACAGGCACTATCGCCACAGTTAAAAAAGAACGACCCAGCTTTTATTGCGGGGGCCTCGCAGGGCGACATATTTAATACCGTGACAAACAAGGTCTGGGAAGCAGACGCTGGGGTGTCGGTACTTCCGGTTTTCTTCCAGATGAAGTTCCTAGAGTTTGTACCGCGTAGTCAGGGCGGTGGCTTTGAGGGAGAACTGTCAGCGGACTCCGACGAGGTTCGTACTGCTTCGAGAGACAAGGACTCCGGAATGGAGTTGCTCAACAACGGTAATGAATTGGTCCGGACCGCCCAGCATTATATCAAGATCATCCACGAGGACGGAGGACTTGAGAACGCTATCGTGGATATGAAGAAGACGCAGCTGAAGAAGAGCCGCCTTTGGTTGTCCATGATGATGATGCAGAAGCACAACGGTTCGACTTTGCCATCGTTTGCAAACACCTATCGCCTAAAATCTGTTGAGGATGGTAACGATAAAGGATCTTGGGGTTCGTGGAGCATAGCTCTTGAGGGGCAGGTTCCTTCTCTTGAGGCCTACAAAGAAGCCAAAGAGCTTCACGGGTCTATCAGCAGCGGCGAGTTGAAGATTGCACCTCCGGTGGAAAACACCGGAGTAATTACTGATCAGTCTACCGAAGAAGTGCCGTTCTGATTGATAGGGGTCCCCTAAACGGTCACGTATCGTTTAGGGGACACCGCTTTACACATGGATAACTCAGCACAGCGGTTTCTTGATCTTTTCTTAGGATCACAAGGAGCCCACGGACAGACAGACGTTTTAGGTCGCCAGAAAAACGGTAAGCAACAGGCAAAGTACGAGATTGTCCGTTCGCCGTTGACCGTGGAGCTTGTTCAAGAACACTTGGACGGGAAGCTTGGCGTTGGGTCTATCCCCATAGACGAAACTAACAAGTGCATGTTCGGGGCTTTGGACATAGACGACTACAACCTCGATCTCCCCGTACTATTGTCAAAGATTAAGCGGTTTAAGCTGCCCCTGATCTTGTGCCGGTCTAAGTCTGGCGGCGCCCACCTATATATATTTATGTCAGAGAAGGTTGCAGCATCTGAGATGCGCGACCGGCTGGCAGAGTTTGCTTCGGTTTTAGGCTGGGGCAACTGCGAGATATTTCCAAAGCAGGAAGAATTGCTGGCAGAGCGCGGCGATGTGGGGAATTTTATTAACCTTCCCTACCAGAACGCAAAATACACCACCCGGTACGCTTTGAAAAAAGGCGGGGACTCAATGGATTTAGAGAGTTTTCTAAATTTAGCGGAGAAGTCTCGCGTCACTGCCAAGCAGTTGTCCAACATATCCTTGGGTGGTGATGACGGTGTGTTGCCTGACGGACCCCCTTGCCTACAAAAGCTGACAGAGTTTGGGATACCAGAGGGTGGCCGCAACATGACGCTGCTCAATGTGGGTGTTTACTACAAACAAGCGGCCCCTAACGATTGGAAAGAGTTGCTTGAGAAGCACAACCAGGATTATTGCAACCCGCCGCTACCTGCGCGTGAGGTTGTTTTGATCCAAGAGCAGTTGGAAAAGAAAGAGTATTTCTATACCTGCAAGCAGGAACCAATTCATGGTCACTGCAACAAGTCTCTGTGTCGGTCGCGTAAGTTCGGGGTGGGCGATGCCAACTCCCACGTTCCTGTAGGTGGCTTGACGGTTGTAGAGTCAGAGCCTCCGGTTTGGTTTGTGGATGTGGACGGCGCCCGTCTTGAGTTATCTACCAAGCAGCTACAGATGCAGGTTGAATTTCAGCGTGCGTGCATGGAGCAGATGTACAAGATGCCGGCTCGCATGAAGGAAGGGGATTGGCGAGACTTGGTGGACAATCTTCTGAGTGACGCAACCAGAATACCTGTCCCGGAAGAGTTGACCCAGAAGGGCTTGTTTATCGAGCTTCTAGAAAACTTCTGCACGTCCCGCATTCAAGCACACAGCCCGGAAGAACTTCTGACAGGCAAGCCGTGGACAGAGGACGGCCTAACGCACTTCAAGCTTAGTTCTCTACAGGATTTCCTCAAGCGCAATAACTTTACGTTGTATACCCGTGGTCAAATCACCGAACGTTTAAAAGAAATGAACAATGGAGCGGAGTCCGACAAGACCTATCGCTTTAGAGATAACAACGATCAATGGAAGTCGGTTCGTGTCTGGTGTGTGCCTGAGATGCATCGAGGAGAGGTTGATCTTCCTGAGGTAACTTTTGAGCCAGAGGACCCACCGTTTTGACCGACCAGCATGAAACCATCCTTGGACCGCCCGGCACGGGCAAGACCCAAACCAACTCGAACAAGATAAGAGACTGCATTGAGCAGGGCATACCGCCTGATCGTATTGCCTGTGTTTCATTTACTCGGAAGGCTGCAAAGGAAAGCCGTGAGCGCGTGTGCCGTGATTGGGGGATTGACGAGCGGGACATGCCTTACTTCCAGACGCTTCACTCCATGGCCTTTCGATCCGGAGGGTATAGCTCAGATGAAGTTATGGGTCCCAAGGAGATGAACGAGATAGGTAACGCTGTTGGAATACCTTTTGGAAACAAGGGTCGGTCTGACGTTGAGACTGACTTTGACACCGTAGGGGTGGCTAAGGGCGACTTCTACATGAGCCAGTACCACTTGGCTCGAAGCAAGGGACTGACTTTGGAAGAGATGCATCGTCAGTTGGCCGACTACCAAGTTGATTGGTCTGAGCTCAAGCGTCTGGTGGCGGCGTATGACGATTACAAGAACGCTCGAAAGAAGATCGACTTCACGGACATGATTGAGAATTTCATTAAATCGGGAGAGGGGCCAAACACAGAAGCCCTGTTCGTGGATGAGGCTCAGGATCTGTCTACCCTTCAATGGTCCATGGTCGATGTACTTCGGAAGAACCCCCGCATACAGGTGTTCACGGGCGACGATGACCAAGCCATTATGGGATTCCAAGGCGCAGATGTCGGGGCGTTTCTTAATGCTACGGAGAAGAAGACCGTTCTCGAGCAGTCGTATCGAGTACCTCGCGTAGTCTGGCAGGAGGCGCAGAACATTGTGTGCCAGATAGAGGGCCGCGCTCCGAAGTCTTGGCGACCCAAGGACGAGGACGGCAGTGTTCAGTTTCACCAGGATATTTGGGACGTGCCGCTTCATGAGGGCGAATGGTGCCTTATGGCTCGAACAAACCGGATTGCCGCGCAGTACGCTCAAGCTTTACGAGAGGAAGGTTGGGTCTATAGCCGCAACGGTCACCCCAGCATTCCGGGGAAGACATACGAAGCACTTCACGATTGGGAACAGTGGTCCAAGGGAGAGACGCTGACGCCCGCGAAGGTCAGGAACGTCTACTCCTTTATGAGTATGGGTCAGGGCTACTCACGGGGCTTTGGACCGCGTTCTGGGGCATTGTCCGGGCTGAATGCGGAAGCGCAGATCAGCATGTCGGAAGCTCAAGACAAGATGGGTCTTCTCGTAGATGGATCTGTCCGGTGGCATCGAGCCTTGGGGAAGATTGACCTAGACACCAAGAACTATGTTCTTAACGCGCTGAAGCGGAAGGACAACGTCCGCAATCCACGGATCAAGGTTAGCACGATACATTCAATGAAGGGTGGTGAGGCGGACAATGTTCTGGTGGTGCCGGATCTGTCTTACGCCGCGCACAAGGAATATCAGGTGGACCCTGCTACGGAGCATAGGGTTTACTACGTCGCTGTCACCAGAACCAAGAAAGCACTGCACATAATGTTACCCCAGACCAATCGCAGTTACCCGCTATGAATCCTGTTGAGATACTTGAGACGGCAGCGGGACTTGTAGGGGGCGACCGGGCGGAGCAGTACGGAGATTATACCGTCATGCACCAGAGGGTTGCTGATCTTTGGAGCGTGTATTTAAAGACCGAGATAAAACCGGAGGATGTAGCTCTATGTATGGCTTTGTTAAAGGTAGCTCGTAACGAGGTGGGACAAACAAAGCCTGATAATGGTATTGATGCTTCTGCATATGTGGCCCTGTGGGCAGCTATATCGGAAAATAAAAATGCGTGAGGACTTGTTTGACGAGCAGGTGTGGTTTCCCCCGGAACACCTGCCGGATTTATCTGGCGAAAAGATCATAGCCATAGACACTGAAACACGAGACCCGCACCTACGAGACTTGGGGCCAGGGTGGGTTAGAAACGACGGAAACCTTATAGGTATCTCCGTTGCCGCTTCTGAGTGGAGTGCCTATTTGCCTATCGCCCACGAAGGTGGGGGTAACATGGCTAAGGACCTCGTACTCAGGTGGCTCCAAGACCAGCTTGACCACGGCATGGCGGTGGTGTTCCACAACGCCCAGTATGATCTGGGATGGCTTCTGAGCGAGGGCATTCAGGTCAAGGGCAAGATACTTGATACCATGGTCGCTGCACCCTTGGTGGACGAAAACCGCTTCAGTTATTCTTTAAACGCTCTGGGCTCCACCTATCTTGGAGAGCGGAAGGCGGAAGAGGATTTACGGAGAGCCGCTAGTCAGCACGGCGTGGATGCAAAGGCTGAGATGTGGAAGCTGCCGGCAGACAGGGTTGCTGCCTACGCGGAGAAGGATGCAACGCTTACCCTTAGTCTTTGGCATGTTCTGCATAAGAAACTGGTGGAGGAGAACTGCGAAAAGATTTTAGACCTAGAGATTTCCCTTCTTCCTATGGTGTTTGAGATGAAGCGCCGAGGTGTTCGGGTTGACGTGTCCAAAGCGGAGCAAACCAAAAAGTTTCTGACAGACAAGGAAAACAAGCTTCTTGGAGAGGTTCACGCGGAATCTAAGGTTCACCTTGAGCCGTGGAACGCCAGAAGTTTGGCTACTGTGTTTGATAATTTAGGGTTAAGCTATGAACGAACGGATAAATCGGACGCTCCTAGTTTCACCAAACATTTCTTGAAGACCCATGAACACCCCATCGCTAAAAAGATACTGGAGATTCGAGAATACAATAAAGCGAACACGACCTTTGTTGATACAATTCTTAATCACCAGCATGATGGTCGTATCCACTGTCAGTTTAACCAGTTGCGCTCAGATGAAGGTGGGACTGTGTCAGGACGATTTTCTTCAAGTAATCCGAATTTGCAGCAAGTTCCATCCCGGCATCCAGAAATAAAATCCTTAATTCGTGGATTGTTTATACCCGAGGACGATTGCCGGTGGGGGAGTTTTGACTACAGCGCCCAAGAACCTCGATGGATGATGCATTACGCATCCCTTACTCCTTCTACCAAGGACAACGAGAAGGTTAAGGAGATTGCCCTACTGTACCAGAATGACGACTTAGACTTTCACCAGATCGTTGCGGACATGGCCGGTGTAAGCCGGACACACGCCAAGACGATTAATCTAGGGATCATGTACGGGATGGGTATTGGCAAGCTGGCCGCAACCTTGGGTGACATACCTTTCCAAGAGGCTAAGGAACTTCGCAACGAGTATGACGAGAAAGTTCCGTTTATCCGTGCGCTAGCGTCTTCGGTTATGGATGCTGCGTCTCAACGCTCAGAGGTAAGGACATTGCTGGGCAGAAAGTGCCGGTTCCCCATGCGCGAGTTGAAGGGCTATTCCAAGGAATACAAGAAGCCCATCCACGCGGATAAGCTGGAGGAGCGTTGGGAAGATGTGTTGAACACGCCCGTGGAGCTTAGAGATAAAAACTGGGCCAGTATGAACCCGGAGAGATATCAGGTGGCGTTCGTATACAAGGCGCTGAACAGGCTTATCCAAGCTTCGGCGGCGGACCAGACCAAGCAAGCGATGAAAGACTGCATGGACCGTGGACATTGGCCCATGCTAACTGTTCACGACGAGCTTTGTTTCTCAATAGAGAGCGACGAACAGGTGACAGAGATCAAGGGTTTGATGGAGAACTGTGCGCCGGGTCTATCCATACCGTCTAGGGTAGACGTAGGGTTGGGCGAGAACTGGGGTTCGGCTAAATAGTGCAATCGCATCAGAATGCGTTGGGTCGAAGGACTCTACGCATAAAGTCCGGAATACCCTCACGGAACATTGAATCTATTCCTGTGTTGCTTTGATTGTTTTGTTGAGGTGCCTGCAATTGTACGATACCGCCATCCCGAAACTCTGATCCGCCCATCTCTGCACCCGGAGCAGATCCAGAAGCCCCACCATCATCTCCAATATCGTCAGCATAATCGTCCGCCAAGCCAAACCCAATCGCATCGGCGGTTGCTAATGCTGCTGCTTCTGCCTGCGCTTCTGCCGCCGCTTGAGCGTCCGCATCAATGCCCGTCACAGCCTCGGCGTTGGGGTCAACTGCTTGCCCATAGGCATTAATTCCTAAATCCGTTGGTCCCCCAGTTGTACTGCCATACGCTGACTGCTGACCTTGGCTAACTCCAGACCCTGTTTGCTCACCTATGCCGAACGCTGTTCCGGTCGAAGGTCCAAAAGCACTTCCGATTGCATTTGCAACCATTCCAAGACCAGGGACTCCCGTAAACGCTCCAAGGCCAAGTGATAGAGCTACATCGCCTACACTAACGTCTCCAAACGGGGTTGAAAAACTACTACTAAGCGCAGAACCAACCGTATCTCCTATCCCTGAGATCGCAGAACCAACCGTATCTCCAACCGTATTTCCAAAGCCCTCTTCGTTTGCCGTGCTTTCGCCAAATGAATCGCCAAACCCTGAGAACCCTGAAGTACTAGTAGTTGGACCTATGCTTGCGTCTGCATCAAACCCGCCGAGATTC